GATCTTTGCCAGGCTCACGGCCGAGGTCAGCTGCCCTATCTACGACGGCGCACCACTGAACGCGGATATGCCTTATGTCTCCATTGATCGGGAGGTCTCGGTCAATAGCAGCCCGATCTCAGGCCGCAAGCGTGAGACGCGCCTTCTGTACCTGTCGGTCTGGTCCGATGCCGTGGGCCAGGCCGAGGTCAAACGCATCAACGGCGAGGTCATCGCCGCACTCGACGAACGCCGCCTCCCGCTGGAGGTGGGCCGCGCGGTATCCGTCCGGGTCGAGCAGGCCGACGCTCAGCGCGACGCCGACGGCATCACTTACCAGGGCTCGATCACCGTCCGCGTGATCACCACCCACTGAACCACCTACCCGGCCGCGCCGCGGCTTTTATCCAATGTGCCTTTGGAGGAACCCTCATGGCCGACGACAACCTCAACACAGCCGCCGGCTGCCGCTTCTTCATCGGCGGCAAGACCGGCGCGGACACCGAAACCGAGTACAAAGCCGACACCTATGTCGAAGTTGGCGAGGTTGAAGACCTGGGCGAGTTCGGCGACACCTTCAGCAGCGTGACCTTCACCTCCCTGAAAGATGGCCGTGTTCGCAAGTACAAGGGCACCGCTGACGCGGGCGACCTGACACTCACCGTGGGCCTGGACAACGGCGACGCCGGCCAAACAGCCGTGAAGACCGCGCACAAGGACCGGAGCAAGGGCGATTACAACATCAAGGTCACCCTCAACGACGGAGATCCGGATGCCTCGCCGGTTGTGACTCCAACCACGTTCTACTTCCGCGGGAAGGTGATGAACAACACCGTCGCGCCTGGTGCTGCTGACAACGTCGTGCGCCGCAACGTCACCATCGGCATCAACTCGGACATCCTCGAGCTGCTGCCGGCACCGGTCACCCCATAACAGCGCCGGGGCTCCGGCCCCGCACTCACAGGATTGAACAATGAACAACACTCTGCACGGTACCGTGACAGTGAAATTGGGCGATGAGGAATTCACCCTGCAGCCCACCCTCAAGGCCGTTCGAGCAATCGAGAGCCGCTTTGGCGGCCTCCGCGGTGCATCGCAGACGATTAACGCCCTAAGCGTGGAGGGATGCGCGATTATCCTGGCCGCCGGTTCCGGACTGGAGGGGAAAGCGGCTGAAGCGTTGACCGAGAAGGTCTGGCAGGCTGGAGTACTGGAGGTGTCGACGCAGCTGAACGCATTCATCGTCGCCCTCTATAACCCTCGCGGCGTCGAAAAGGGAAAGGATCAAGCCGGGACGGCGTAAGCGCCGTTGAGGACGGAAGTTACGTCGACCGGCTGTTCTCGATCGCTACAGGCTGGCTGGGATGGTCACCCGACACGGCGTGGCGCACTCCATTGCCCGAGCTGTTCATGGCGATGGACGCCAGGATTGAGTGGGCGCAAATGACGAACCCATTTGGCGCTGGCAAGGTGGGCGGGCAGCAGGATAAGCCTAAGCCTACTACTGTGGCAGAGAAGCTGCGACAGGCATTAACGGGCAGAAAGGCTGCTTGAGTTGGAATCGGGAGTTATCCTATACCCCGATTTGATTTGGGGATGGATCCATGCAGCTACTTATCCTACTGGGGCTTCTAGTAATCATGGTCCTGATTGCTCCCTGGATGTTGGGGGTAATCGCGACTGTCGTGGTCGCCGGAGGGGCAGCTTTTTTGGTTTTTTGTCTCGGAGCTGCCATCGTTCTCGTTGTTGCAGCTCTCGTGCTGCGCTATCTGAATGACCCGGTAAAGCAACAAGAGCGCCTCGAAAAGCGAGCCAGAAAAGTTGCCGATGCCGCGAACCGAGCGAATAGACGGCCCGATTGATATGAGAATTCAATGTTCTTAAGCCCGGCGATGCCGGGTTTTTTATTGCCTGGAGATCGGCATGGCAGATTCAGACATCCAGGGGATGCTGGTCCGTATTGAAGCGACCACTGCTCAGCTTCGCTCTGAAATCGCAAGAGCTGAGTCCACTGTTGCCCAAGGTGCCACGGCGATAGACCGCGGCCTGGCTCGAATTGACGAGAGCTTTGATCGGGTGGGGGAGAGTGCCCAGAGTGCCGGCGCACTGATCAAGAATGCTCTAGCCGTGGCGGTGGGCGCTGCCTCGGCCCGGTCCATTATCGATGTCGCCGACTCCTACTCTCAGATGTCGGATCGGATGGGGCTGGCGACCTCCAGCGTCAACGAATACAACCTGGTGCAGGACAGGTTGCTAGATACGGCAAAACGCACTTATCGCCCTCTGAATGAAGCTCAAGAGCTGTACATCCGGACGGCAGACAGCCTCAAGTCCATGGGGTACAACACCAGCGAAGCGCTGGATGTGATGGACAGTTTCAGCTTCCTGCTTGTGACCAACTCGGCCAGCACTGACAAAGCCGCCTCTGCAATTGATGCATATTCCAAAGCGCTGCAGACTGGCAAGGTCGAGGCCGATGGTTGGCAGTCGATCCTAGCGGCGATGCCAACCATCGTAGACACGCTAGCAAAAGCGACCGGCAAGAGTGCCGAGGAGATCCGCGCTCTCGGTGCAGACGGCAAGCTCAGTCTGGATATCCTCACCGAGGGCTTACAGAAGTCGGCACAGGCAAACGGTGAACTGGCCGACAGCATGGGCGTAGCGGTTCGTGATGCACTGCAGAATCTCAGCAACGCTTTCTCCGTCTACATCGGTCGCCTGAATGAGACCACTGATGGAACGGGGGTTCTGGCTCAGGGTATCAGTGTTATCGGAGATAACTTCGAATCGCTTGCCAACGTTGCTGGTGTTGTAGCTGTTGGGGCACTTGCGGGATACGCCCGAAGTCTGGCGGGTAGTGCCGCAGCTTCACTTGCGGCGACCAGGAGCGCTATCTCGGACGCCATCGCACGGAAGTCCCAGGCAACTGCTGTGTTGCTTGCCGCGCAGGCAGAACAGCAGAAGGCCCAAACAGCCGTGTTTCTGGCTGAGAAAGAGGCCATTGCGGCGCGCGGCACTGCTGTGCAAACCCAGATGTCTCTACAGCTCGCTGAGGCGCGGATGCTCGAAACCCGAGCAACGAACGCGGTCGCTGCTGCGCAAGCGACGGTTAGTCGGGCGTCTCTTGGATTAATGGGCGTGCTCGGTGGCCCTGCGGGCATCGCCGCCCTGGCAATTGGTGCGGCAACGGCCTTCCTCACGCTGCGGGACAATACTAGCGTCCTTGAGCAGAAGCTTGGCGACCTCAACGATCCAATAGATAAGCTGGTCGAGCGCTTCAACAAGCTGAATCGGGCCACCCAATCAGTCACCCTTCGCGAGCTCAAGGCCTCGATTCAGGATGCCGAAAGCGAGCTGACGACTGCAGCCGGATCGATTGCGTTCGAGTTCCAGAGCAGCCTAACTAATGCCGGGCTGGCTGGCGCTGCCGGATTCATGGGAGGGATAGCGCCTCTGCCTGCCGAGTTCCAGGCAGCAATGGAAATCGTGAAGAAGGCCTCAGCTGATCAGGCTGATGGCATGGCTGTTGACTGGAAGGAAGTAGCTGATCGAATCAGGGAGGTGCCAGGTGTCACCTCTGAAATGGCTGATGCGCTTGAGGAGAGCGGCGGCGCAGCAACTGAGAAGGCTGAGGTAATCAGCCGACTCAAGGAGGCCATGGCTGAGCTGACAGGTGAAACTGACGCCAATACGAAAGCAGAGAGGCAGAACGCGGCGGCTAGGGCGGCGGCCGCCCAGGAAACTCAAAAGTACCTTGATCAACAGCTGAAGCAGCTAGCCTCAGCACAGGACAAAACCAACACCGATGCCGCCAAGCGCTACATAGCTGAGAGAACCGACCTTACGGAAGGTGAAAAGGCGGCGATCCTTTCAGTTGCAGCAGCACGAGATGCCCAGAAGAAAGCCGACGACGAAGCCACTAAGGCGCGCCGAAAGGGCTCATCTGAGGCCGAGCAGTCCGCCAAGAAACAGCTGAAGGATTTCGAGTCCGCCGAGGAAGGCTACAAACGGCAGATTCAGCTGATCAACACCACTGGCGACAAGCAGAAGGATGCGACGGAAGTCGCGAAGCTTTCCTTCGAGCTGCAGGAGGGCAAGCTCGGCGATCTGTCGAACGCTCAGCAGAAGCGCTTGCTGGAGCTGGCTGCCGAGCTAGACGCGCTCAACAAGATCAAGAAAGCTAACGAGGACGCTCTCAAGCTCAGTGCATTCAAGTCGGCACAGGCGACCAGCACCCAGACTACGATCAATGGCTACGATCAGGACCTGGCCGGCATCGGCCGTGGTGACAAAGCTCGCGACCGCATGCGGGCAGAGTTGGCGATGCGCCAGAAGTACGTGGAAGACCTAAACGCCCTGAACGAGCAGCGCAACACTGGGCAGATCAGTCCGGAGTTGTACCAACAGGAAACGCAGGTACTCACGGACGAGCTTAACAAGCGTCTCGCTGCCCAACAGACCTATTTCGAACGGGTCGATGAGGCGCAGTCGAGCTGGTCCAATGGCGCCACGGCAGCCCTGGAGAACTACCTCGACAGCGCTGCCGATGTCGCTGGCCAGACACAGGAACTATTCACCAATGCGTTCAGCAACCTTGAAGATGGCATTGTCCAGTTCATCAAGACCGGGAAGGCGTCGTTCAAAGACTTCGCGGACGCGATCATCGAGGACCTGATTCGCATCCAGGTGCGCCAGGCCGCCGCCGGCTTTCTCAGTTCGGCATTCGGTTTCCTTGGTGGCGGCAGCTCGGCACTGGGGCAGGGCACCATGACGGGGTTCAGCGAAGGCTCATTCGTGAAGAATGCCAAGGGCGGTGTCTACGAGTCGCCCAGCCTGTCTGCCTACTCTGGCCAGGTGTACGACAGCCCGCAGATGTTCGCCTTCGCCAAGGGGGCGGGCATCTTCGCGGAGGCGGGGCCAGAGGCAATCCTGCCGCTGCACCGCGGGCCGGATGGTTCGCTCGGCGTGATGGCCGCAGGCGCGGGCGATGCCGGCGGGAATTCCTCGATCAGCTTCGGCGGCATCACTCAGCATTTTCACTTCAGCAATGGGGCGGGCGCTCTGTCCAAAGAGGATATCCGAAAGGTAGCGCTGGACGGCGCCCAGGGTGGCTACCAGCTGATGCTGAGAGACTTCAAAACGAATGGTGCGGCGAGGCAGTTGCTCGAGCGCAGATGATTGATCCAGCCCGCTTCGGCGGGCTTTTTCTTGGAGCTATCCAATGGCGGAGGAATGGCCGGAATCCCTGGAACCCACTGAGGTGACTTGGGGAATCGTCTACAACAACCGGGCGTTCACCTCGTCGCTGTCGAATTCCCAGCAGATCGTGGCGCAGCCGGGCTCGTACTGGATGTGCACGCTCAACTTTGGTGTGCTCTACGAAGAGGAAGAGCGCGAGCTGACATCGCTGCTGGGCCGCCTACACGGCATGTTTGGCACGGTGAAGGTTCCGTCGATCACTCGAACCCGGACCGATAACATCGGCGCTCCGACCGTGGCCTCGGCCAATGCCCAGTCGACGTTCCTGCAGCTGCAGGGCATGACGGCAAGCCGCCAGGTGTTCAGCCGCGGCGACCACATTACCATCGGCGGCGAAATGTTCGAGGTCGTTGAGCAAGCTTCGACTGACGCCGCCGGCAAGGCCGTGATCTACGTGAACAAGCGTGTGCGCAAGACCATCGCCGCCGGCACTCCGGTCGAGTACAAGAACCCCTACTGCGAGATGCGCCGCATGGATGACACCAACCAATGGAGCATCCAGCCGGTGGTGTCAAACGGTAGCTTCCAGTTTCGGGAGGCCTTCTGATGGCCACAGGCGTTTTCCCCTTCAGCCAAACGGTGGTCGACATCATTGCCAGGGGTAACTTCATGGCGGTGTATGCCTGCCAGCTCGATTTCCCTGATGGCATGGTCTTCGCGCACACCGGTACCGGCGACTTGGTCATCGACGGCATCACCTACCAGGGCGTCGGCAGCTTCGGCGCCGTCGGCCAGTCACAGGAGAGCAGCAACTCAGGCTCGCCAATGTCGATTGACCTGACGTTGAACGGCCTGGATACCCAGATCATCACCGAAACCTCGCTGAAAGGCTGTCGAGGTCGGGCCGGCAAACTCATGTTCGTGGTGTTCGCCGAGGACGGCACCTACGCCGCCGACATCCTGTTCAGCGGACGGATGGATGCCGCCAAGTTCTCCTACGCCGGCAATGGCGAGGCGGGCAACAGCATCACGGTTCCGCTCATTGATCGAATGGCCGAGTGGAATCGCACTGGTACCGAGCGGTGGACGGATGAAAACCACCGCGCGCGCCGGCAGGATGACCGCTTCTTCTTCGCGATCGCCCAAATTGCCGACTGGCCCATCTACTGGGGCGCCTCCAAGGACGCCCCGAAGTTCACCTACGAGAAGTGACCATGCGAAAGCGCGATTGGACGACGCAGCTTGCCCACACGATCAAGGCCGCCATAGAGCGGCCTTTTTCATGGGGTGAATTCGACTGCTGCCTGTTTGCCGCCGACTGCGCCGTTGCGGTGTGCGGTGTGGACCCTGCCGAGGCCTACCGGGGCAAGTACTCAACCGAGGCCGGCGCCAAGCGCCTTCTGAAGAAGCTGCACGGATCGTTAGAGGGCGCCTGGGATGGCTGCTTTACCCGGGTTCAGCCTGGATTGATCCAGCGAGGCGACATCGCGCTCTACGACGGCCCAAATGGTCGTGGCGTGGCGGTGTTCTGGGCAGATGAGTTCTGGTCGGTTTCCCCTGACGGGGTGTGCCGTATCGAGTGTGAACCGTTAACGGTTTGGAGAGTTGAATGAGTTCAGCAGTCAGCAAGGTCGCCCAGATCGCCGTCGGCGCCGTGGTCGGCTTCGCCCAGGGTGGCCCTTGGGGAGCCCTGGCAGGTGCCGCGCTGGCGTTCTACGTCTCTTCGCAGCAGGACAAGCTGGATACCGGTTCGCTGCGTGCCAGTGAGCCGTCCAGCCAGACCCTGCGCTCTTCAAAAGCTGCCGCCCGCTACGTGTTGGGTCGGGTGAGCACCGGCGGCGTGCTGGCCTGGGGGCAGGAGCAAGCCGGTGACCAGACCGATGGTGAATGGCTGCACATGGTCTATGTGCTGTCTGAGGGGGCTATCGATGGCCTGGAGGATATCTATCTCGGTGAAGAGGTTGTCCAGGCCTATGGTGAACATGCCTCCTATGAGCTTGTCGTCGACCCAGCTCAGGTAAACGCCTTTTTGAAGGCCAACTGCCCGGATTGGCGCGACACCCAGATCGGGCGGGGTCTGTCCTACGTTCGTCTGTCGTTCAAGTACAGCGCGGAAAAGTACCCATCGGGCATTCCTGACGTCCGCTTCGTCATCCGTGGGCGTCGGGATATCTACGACCCGCGCACCGGCATGACGGGATACAGCGCGAACACGGCACTGCACATTCTCTGGTTCCTGCGCAATCGCTGCGGCGTGCCAGATGATGAGATCGTGTACGCCAGCTTCGCCAACAGTGCCAGCGTATGCGACGAGTCGGTCGCCAACCCGGACGGCTCCACTTCACCGCGCTATCACTCGGGCTGCGTGATCGGCGCCGACGAGTCGCGCACCCAGGTCATGCAGAAGCTGGAGGCAGCGTGCGGTGGCAAGCTGATCCGTGTCGGCGGTCGCTGGATGCTGCAGGTGGGGGCCTACTACGGGCCATATGACTTCGAGATCACCGAGGACATGGTCACCGGCACCGTCACCGGCAGCACCGAGCCTTCCAACGATTCGGCCCTCAACACTGTGCGCGGCACCTTCATCGATCCGTCCCAGGCATGGGCCGAGACCGATTATCCCGAGGTCTCCGTGGCCGAGTGGGTCGTAGCCGATGGCGGCGAGGCGGCCGAGACCCTGGCGTTTTCGTACGTGAGCGATCCGTACCAGGCGCAGCGCCTGGCGAATATCGAGCTTCGGCGCCGGCGCGCTGGCGGCACGCTCAGCATTCCGATGAACTTCGTGGGCTACAACTGCCGGCCTGGCCGCTCCGTGAAGGTCAATCTGCCTTCCCTCAACATCGTCGGCGAGTTCATTGTCACCGACTGGTCGATGGCGGCCGATACTGGCTGCAGCGTGTCGGTGTCCCAGAATGAGCCGGCCATCTTCGATGATGCCGTGGGTCAGCCGTACAACCCTATAGGCTTTATCAGCCTGCCGGGCGGTGGCTTGGGCAGCCCCACCAATTTGACCTGGTCGACCGAGGACGCTGCCGAGGTCGTGCAGGGCGTGCTTTCTTGGACTCCGCCGGCCGGTACCGTCGTTGGCTACGCCGTGACCGTGCGCCAGGGTACTACCGCGGTGCAGGCTCAGCAGGTGCCGGCGACTGCCGTTCAACTCCCGCTGTCCGGCCTGCCGTCTGGCAGCTACACGATGAGCGTGGCTGCCCTCGGCCCGATGACCCGCTCCGGCGAGGCCAGCATCACTGTGAACATCGATGGTCCGCCGATCCCAGAATCGTGCGTGGTACAGGCGACGATCGACACCATCACCCTGATCCCGGGCAACACGCTGCATGGTCTGAATGGCGGCACCTACGAATACTTCTTCTCCACCAACCCACAGGCCACGCAGGGCGATTACCTGGGCCAGGGCCTGTCCTTGACCCATACCGGGCTGGCGTTCGCCACCAACTACGCCTATTTCGTTCGGTCAAAGAACGCCTACGGGGTGAGCGCCTTCCTGAAAGTGGTGGCTTCCACGTCCACGGACGTGACCAACATGCTCGATGCGCTGAAGGACAAGATCGACAACGGCCAGCTGGCGCCCGCAATGCGCGAAGAGATCGCCCTGATTTCCGGGCCGCCAAGCCTGCCTGGTTCGGTAAATGGCCGTCTGAAAGAGCTGGACGAGCAGGTCACCGAGATCACCGACCAACTGGGCGATGCGGTCACGCAGGTCCAATCCAACCTGGACACGGCCACCCAGCAGGCTCAGCAAGCCATTAACCAAGTTGCCGAGGCGGCCCGGCAGGTGCAGCAGGACCTCGACCAGGCCGCGCAGGACCTGCAGGGACAGATCGACGGCGTCAGCCAGATCGCCAAATCGCTGCCGTACAACGCCGACAAAACCTACACGGCTGGCCAGACAGTGCTCGGCACCGACGGCAAGCTGTACCAGGCATCGAAGGCAGTACCGAAAAATACCGCGCCGCCTAATGCCAGCTACTGGACCGATGTCGGCCAAGTTGTTCAGTCGGCCAACGGGCTCGCCGCCCGCGTGCAGACCGTGGAGACCAAGGTCACCAGCCTGGAGGGCACCACCAGCTCGCAGGCGACCCAGATCACGGGTTTGCAGTCGAGCCTGACCACCACCAACCAGAATGTAACCGCTGCCCAGCAGGCCGCTCAGGACGCGGCCACCCTGGCAGGTGGTAAGGGCAAGGTTATCGTCCAGTCGGCAACGCCGACAGTAGCCGATAGGCTGGCGCAAAACCTGTGGATCGATACCACCGGCAACGCAAACACGCCAAAGCGCTGGAGTGGCACCACCTGGGTAGCGGTCACCGACAAGGTTGCAACCGACGCAGCAGCGGCAGCAGCGAACGCGCTGACCGTGGCGCAGACCAAAGCCGATGCCTCGGCGGTCAACAACCTGTCGACCCGCGTCACTGATGCAGAGGGTGTAATCACGTCTCAGGGCCAGGCTATGACCGGCCTGCAAAACAGCTTGGTCACTACCAACCAGAACGTGTCGGCCGCGCAGCAGGCGGCGCAGGATGCTTCCACCCTGGCCGGCGGGAAGGGCAAGGTGATTGTCCAGTCTGCTGCTCCTGCCGCAGCTGATCGCCTGGCACAGAACCTCTGGATCGATACGACGGGCAATGCCAACACGCCGAAACGGTGGAGCGGCAGCGCCTGGGTAGCGGTCACTGACAAGGTGGCCACTGATGCGGCAGCCGCTGCGGCCAGTGCGTTGTCGGTTGCGCAGACCAAGGCCGATGCCTCTGCTGTTGATTCGCTGTCCACGACCGTGACTCAGCAGGGCAACACGATCACGTCGCAAGGCCAGGCACTCACTGGCCTCAACAACAGCCTGACCACCACCAACCAGAACGT